GATGATGTGCCAGCAAAGGAAGTCAATGATGTGCTTAGGCTTCACGGAACTTACCTTGATGCTCTTGACTTTCTTGATGACCAATACCCTGTTAGGATGGAGGCACTCAAAGAAGTATCTCAGACTTACTATGAAGTTTATGCATTGGGGCAATGGGGCATTTGGGATAGAGAAAGCTTGTTTGCCACTTCATTTGATTTCAGCAAGCATGTCTATCAAGGATACATCAAAGCCTCTCCTGGTCACAATCTTTACTTATCCTTTGACTTCAATGTGACTAACACATGCGTAGTGAGTCAATACATCAAGAACTCTGAAGAAGGCTTGTTTTATGCCACCATCAATGTGATTAAGGTTTACAGGGTTGGTGATCTTGCAGCCTTGTGTCAGTTAATCAAGCAAGAGTTTCCTGATATGACTTACATCATCAATGGTGATGCATCCGGAGCAAGCAGAAATGCATTCACTCAGGACAACATCTCAGCCTATGCTCTCATCAAGAATTACCTTGGCATCTCTGACATGCAGATACAAGTGCCAAGGTCTAACCCAAGCCACATTGCCAGCAGGCTTGTGACCATCTTGGTGCTTCAGAAAGCCAAGGTTCAGATCAGTGGCAAGAGGTGTGATGAGTTAGTCATTGACCTGAAGGAAGCCAAGGTGAGCAGGCAGGGAAGCCTTGACCCTTGGAAGAATAAGAACCCGGATAAGTCTCACGCATTAGATGCCTTCCGTTATTTTATTTTCTCTAATTTTGCAGAAATCACCAGCAACTTCAATTTAGAAAAGTATGGCACAATGCTGCAATAATTGTTTCAAAGCCTGTGAGCCTCTCAACAGTTGTCCTGATGCTTTCTTGGTGCTTGTGCCTCCTGCTTACACTGAAGATTCAGTAATTCTGAACATAAACAAGCCAGGCATGAATGCCCGAATCAGTCAGCTTCTTGAGATTGATTACTTGGGATATGTGACCATAGATTTAGAAGGCTGTCCTGATGGCTTTTTCAATCCTTATGCCGGACAATATGAGTTAGAGTTCATAAATCCCACCAATAATAAAGTTTTTGAATTTACTGCTGTTGATGGCTTAATCTACTCAAGCATTTGCTTCTCATTTGCCCAAACCTACACCAATGGAGAAGGCATCAATGAGGTCTTTTTAAATATCTTCACCGACTTAATCCCTGATCCTTACTATGTATGATGAACTTGTTGCTAATTGTGGAGGCAAGCGCAGAGGCTGTTGCCTTATTGAGTTGCCTAAGCCTGCTGAATTTGACTCTGATTGCTCTGATCAGTGCAGCTTTTTCCTTGTTTTTGGATTATCTGCTGGAGGATCACCCACTTGGGCAATGGTATCTGTCCCAAATTCAGAAGTTGCCGACTTTGTGGGCAAAGCCACTTGGTGAATGCCCATTCTGTTCAGGGGCTTGGCAGTTCCTGGTTATCTCTTGTTTAATCTTTAACCAACCATTCTATTTATGTTCAATTTTCTTAGGAGTAAACCATCTGTTACTCCTGTTGCTCAACAAGTGGCAAAAGAAGATGCTATTCAAGCAGAAAGTAGCCGAATACTTTACAGGGGAGTAGCACCCAAGGACAGATGGGATCAAATTGAATTTGCCTTCATTTCAGGAGGTGTCAAATACTTCAAATTCGTATCTGAGGTCAATGTGCCATTCCAAAGGGCAGTTGCTGCCAGGGATATCTTCACCGAGGAACTTTGGCAGATTAATCCTGATTACTTAAGAGGCTGGAACAATGGCCTTATTAACCTTTTAATGGACAAAAAGAAGAAGGATGATAAGAAGCTGTATGAAGTAGGTGTGATGGCCTCAAGACTCAAGGAGCAAATGGAGATGTCAGTGAGCCTGCTCAGGCAATTAAAGCTTGCAACAGTTGTATACTTTGATGAGGTTGAGAATCCTTTGGACTATCAATACCCATACAACAAGCAGAAGCTTGAGCATTGGATGAAGTCCAATGATGTAGAAGGTTTTTTTTTGAATCTGCCGGAGTACGCCTATCTGCCCTCTTTGACAGAATACAGCATGAATTTTCCGACCTATTTGCAAGCAGAAACTCTCCAAAGCCTAAACAACCTGAAGCACATTATTGGACTTCAATTATCAGACAGCACAGACAAAGATTTGCTGAAGTCCTTAGAATCGCAGGTGGAGATGCTTACCGAGCTAAATTCTTGGTCGAAAGGCCAATCTATGAGTACTATCTAATATATTCGACTTGGATAACTGAACAGAAGTCTAAAAGACTTAATAAGTAGACATTTTTTTTTGTGTTTCGTTTTACAGACAAAGAGCCTCCCAAATTGGGGGGCTTTTTATATTAACTTTGCGAGAAATAGAAGAACATGGCAACCATTTCGACCAATGATATAAAAATCAGGTATGACATTGACCTGAGTAAACTTCAAGAAGCTACTTCTCAATTTGATAAGATTACTGCTGAAGAAAGGGCAATGCTCAAAGAATTGTCTGCTCTTAAAAAGCAGTTTGATGATTTAGGAGATAAAGCTAAGAAGGCCGGAAAAGACAGTGGTGATGCAATGGGAAGCATGGGGCAAATTGCCTCTAAAGTTGGGCCAGTTATAGCTGGAATTTTTGCTGCTGATAAGGTCATGGGATTTGCCAAAGAGGTAATTGCTGTTACTGCTGAGTTTCAAAAATTGTCTGCTGTTCTGACTAATACACTTGGAAGCAGAAGTGCAGCAGCAGGAGCAATGACTAAGATTCAAGAATTTGCTTCACAAACTCCTTTCAGTGTTCAGGAACTAACTGCATCTTTTGTAAAACTTGCAAACCAAGGCTTTACTCCAACAACAGCAGAACTTAGAAAGCTTGGAGATTTAGCATCATCAACAGGCAAGGGCTTTGATCAATTGGCTGAAGCAATTATTGATGCTCAGACTGGCGAATTTGAAAGGCTTAAGGAGTTTGGCATTAGAGCAAGCAAAGCAGGAGACCAGGTTACTTTTACTTTTAAAGGCATTCAGACTCAAACTGAATTTACCAATGATGCCATTAGGGAGTATTTGGTTTCATTAGGTGATTTGCAAGGTGTAAGTGGCTCAATGGCTGCTGTATCTGCAACATTGGGAGGTCAGATTAGCAATTTGGGAGATACATGGGATACATTTTTAAATACAATAGGAACTAACCTTGCACCTATTTATCAAAAAGCACTTGGATTGACTTCTTCATTCTTGAATCAACTTAATGACCTATTTGGCGGTAAGCAGATAAAAGAGGCTGGAGAGCAATACAACAAAATTTATGAAAAGTTTAGCAAAGCAAGTCCTGAAGCCTTGTCAAATGGTATAAAAAATACAGCTAATACCATTAAAAGCCTTAAAGAAAGACTTGATGCACTTAAAAAGACTTATGCTGAGGAAAGTCATGCAGCAGAAGTATTAAGAGAAGAATATCGGGCAGCTGGTTCTGAATATGATGACATTCAGCAACAAACAATAACAACTTCAAGAACTGTAACTGCTCAACAAATAAGCGATCAAGAGAAGATTTTAAAAGGATATCAATTAAACCTTGATGTTTTTACTAAACTATATGATGAAAAAAAGAAAAATGTTGAAGTTGATAAGCAAACTGAAAAGCAAATCAAAGCTGAGTATGATGCAAGGATGAAAATTCTTGAGTTAGAAAAGCAACAGCAAATCCTAATGGCTCAAATTAGAGGGGAGAAATTAGGGGAGTTTGGGGCTGAAAAGGTTTTTGCTGAAAAGGTGTATAATCTTAAAAAGGACTACAGTAATAAGAACATTGGAATAAGCAAAGATGAAGTAAAAGTTGCTGAATTAACATCTAAGCAGAGAGCAAAAGCCTATGAGGATGCTGCAAAAGCTGAATTACTTGTTACGAGGCAAGTAAAGATTGCAGTTGCTGATGAGGATAAAAAAGCCTATGATAATAGACTTGCCCAAATGAAGAAATGGCAAAAGGATTATGAGGCAGGATTGGCTGAAGAAGTTGCTGCAAAGAAAAAAGCAGAGGAACAGAAGCAAGCAGTTCAGCAAAAGGCTGTTGAACTTGCTCAGACAATTGTCCAAGGTTCATTTGACCTATATCAGGCAAGCCTAAGTAATCAGATGACTCAATTAAATAAAAGATATGATGAAGAAGTAAGGCTGGCAGATGGAAACAAGCAGAAGCTGGTTGAATTAGAACAGCAAAAAGCAGCAGAAGAAAAAATTATTAAAACAAAACAGTTTCAAGCTCAACAATTATCATCTATTGCTAACATAGCTTTTGCAGCTGGGCCTGAGATTGTCAAGTATGCTGTAAGTGCGCCTCCTTTGGCTGCCTTAGTTGCAGCAATTGCTGCTGCCCAGGTTGGCTTTGTACTTGCTCAACCTGTACCTGAGTTTGCAGAGGGTACTAAAGGCAAGGCTTTCAAAGGAGGAAAGGCAATGGTAGGTGAAAGAGGAGTTGAGAAGGTAGTAACTGAATCGGGCAAAGTTTACTTTACTCCACCAACTGCTACCCTCGTAGACCTTCCTAAAGGATCTCAGGTAATTCCTAACCATGCTCTAAGCAAGCAGGAAATATATTGGGGCAGTATGCAGTCAGGAAGACAAGCAAATAATGGCAGTCCAATGATTGGCAAACTGGATGAACTTGGAAGCATTCTAAAAGGCCTGCCCATTACTCAATTAAACATGGATGAGAGAGGCTTTGAGAAATTCATTAGAACACCAAGAAGGACAACTAAAATTTTAAACAATAGATTTAGGACTGAGAATTAATGTTTGGTTTAGATTAGTAAAAAGGGGGTGGCATTGCTATCCCTTTTTTTTGGCTAATTTTGGGACATGGCAGGATGGAATTTTTTTCTTAATGGCACTGAGGTAGAAGAACCAATAGGCTGGGATGCCATTGAGTTCACAGCCATCAGGATGGAATCACATGGCATAGACCAACCTTTTTCTACTGAAGTCAAGTTCTATGAGAAAGGGGCTAAACTTATTAAGGCTCTTTATGACCTATATTTCATCAATGCTGAGATTGCCATACAAATCACTTCTGATGTAGGTTACAATGGTGAGCCATATCAATTTGATGGCATGCTTAACCTCGCAATCTATGAGGAGCATAATGTTTGTGATACCGACACTTGGGAGATAACAGTTGGAATTATTGATGACAATTTTAGGGAGCAGTTCAAGGCAAGGGAGGATGTGGAGATTGATTTAACTGCAACAAAAGACCTTAATGGTAATACAATTAATCCTTTAGTTTGGAGGCAAACAAGGCTTCACATTCAAGACCTATTCTTGGTTGGTAATGGAGGAAATTTAAAAACATCAGAGGTCACATTTGCCTACAATAACCCGGCAGTTGTGCCAATCTACTGGAACAAGTCAGACTTTAAAGGCTCTTATGGAAGCACCTTTGATGTCAATGCAACATTGATAAGTGCTTGGGGAGATAGTCCAATATTTGTAAACAATGGAAGCATTGCAAGGACTTTCACTTATACTGTGGATGTCAATGTTGATTTGACAAATATGAATGCCTCAAATCCATATCAGATGTTTATTACTCTTGGTGTGGTTTCAGGCTCAACATTGGTTTCATTTCAGACCCTTTACACAACAGCATCACTGCCACCATTCAACACTGAGCATGTAGAATTTACTTACACTTGGACTGTGACACTTCAACCAGGGGAAAAGCTGAACTATGTGATTGAAGGAGAACTACAAGGAAGTGCAGGAGGTTATAAGGCAGAGTTTGCGCTTGGGAATAAATTTGCACTTGAGGAAATCAATGTTGATTCATGGTCTTCATTTGCTGAAACTCTAACCATTGAGGAGTATCTGAGAAGATGCATCTATTTGACTACTGGTAATGATGATGGATTGCTTTCAGATGTTTTCAGTGAGTCTGGTGATGGTTGCTATTGGAACAATGCCTTGACTAATGGAGTTAGATTGAGGCAAGCACAGACAAGCAATAATCTAAATGCCTATAAAACTTCATTTAAGAAAACATTTGAGGCACTTGATAGAATCTTTTGCCTTGGATGGGCATTTGAATGGACAGGCACAGAATGGAAGATAAGAGTTGAGCCAAGGGAGTACTTTTATGAGAACTCAATTAGTCAAACCTTTGAGAATGTCGGTGAAGTAACCACAATGGCAAAGGTTGATTTGCTTGCAAACAATATCCAGCTTGGCTATGATGAGAAATGGAAGAACATAGCCTTGTCAGGAACTTATGCCATTCATACTGATCGCAATTACTTTGTTGCCAATAGAGCAATGAATGAGAATTCATCAGCCAAGTTGGACATTAGAAGTGGCATAATTGGGGAAGGATATGCAATTGAGTTCAGCAGAAGGCTTCAGGCATTCTTTGATGACTCAGGTAGTTCAGACAGACCTAATGATTATGAAACCTTTATAATTTGGCTTAATAGGTATGAATTAACCATTGAAGATGTTGAATTGACATGCTACAAATTGCCTGAACAAGTTGGCACAGCAGTCTTTAGTCCAGGCACAGTAAGTCTTACAAGTAATCTCATTACTTTCTCAAATAGTGAGGTAGGCAACCTCTACAACATCTTTCATACTCCTGCCAGAATTGCTTGCAGATGGTGGAAGGTTTTGGGCATGCACACTTATGGCCTAACCAATCCAAGGCTTCAGTTTCAGGTTGGTGAATATCAAACAGCCTATGCCAGCGCAATATCTGATTCTGTCGAGCCATGCATTCAGATACCATCTGAGGTGACCATTGCGGAGAACTCAGACATCTATGCCGACATTATAGTTCCTGAAGCTGCTGAGTATTTATTCAAGCCTATTGGAGTTGAATTTAGCTACCCACAAAGTCTATGCGATTTCTTAACTTTGTCTCAAGATGAGCAATACCGGAAAGTCAGGCTCACTTCAGGCTCTTTGGATATTCAAGGCTTCATCATAGAGGCCACCAATCAGCCGGAGGATGCTTCCGGAGGTACGACAAAGTTCACACTTCTTCAGGCTAATCAACTTGCACCAACAGGCGCAGCATTTGATACAGGCTTTGATGATGGTTATCAAATAGGTGATTAATGGCAAATTTAAATAGAGCCAATCTAATAACTGAGAGTGCAACTCTCTTTCCCGATAACAACACCCAAGAGATTTCTCCTGCTGACTTAAGGTCTTGGCTTGCTGATGGCACTGCCAGCTTTGTGACTCAGAAGGACAAATCCACTCTTGAGAATGCAATATTTGAGAACCAAGGATCAACCTTAGCATCAGCAGCAACAGTAGACCTTAATACTGCAACTGGAAACTATCTGCACATTTCAGGTACTGCAACAATCAATTCCTTTGGCACTTGTCCAGCGGGATCAAGGTTCATCATTGTCTTTGATGCTGCTGCGACATTGACTTACAATGCCACAAGCCTAATCATTCCAGGATTAGCAAATAAGACTGCTGCTGCCGGAGATTGTTGCATGATTGTCTCTGAGGGTTCAGGCAATTGGAGGGTTGTTGGCTACTTCGCAATAAGTGGA